TCACTCGACCTTGAGGAAGAGATGTGAGTTTCCAGAAAGTCAGTGAAGACATTGATTATGAGTTGACACCCTCTGAGGATGTTGAGAATGAACAAGCGTGGGATGTTCGCGTCCTACGTGGCCCTTTCGTCGAGTCGGTGTTCCGGTTTGGTAATATCGCACTAAACGAAACTGAGGGTTGTTTAAACTTCAACTTTATGATAATATCTACACCTGATGAAACGTTAACGGAAGACCGAGAAGACCTACAGATCTTTGTGGGGGATATCCTTGAATCCGTTCTTGAAAACGCAATTGCTGATAGACAACTGGTGCAGAATGAAAGAACAACTGATACTGAATGAATTTGTAACTAACGACTCTTACATGCGTAAGGTCGGTCCGTTCCTCAAGAAACAATACTTTGAAGGCGTCTACAAGTTCATCTTTTCTGAGATTGCGAACTACGCAAGCAAATACAACAAACTACCCACCCACGACGCACTCCGCCTTCAGATAGAAGAGTCGGAGGATATCAACGAGTCCAACTACAACGAGACTTTGGAACTCTTGCCAAGTCTTTTTGAAAAGAAAGACCAAGACCAACAATGGTTATATGATGTCACTGAGAAGTGGTGTCAAGATCGTGCGGTCTATCTGGCCATCATGGAGTCTATCCAGATTATTGATGGCAAACACAAGAACCTAACCAAGAACAGCCTACCCGACATTCTACAAAAGGCACTGTCAGTTTCTTTTGATACCAATGTGGGTCACGACTATGTGGAGAATGTTGATGAACGATACGAGTTCTATCATCGCACCGAAGATCGCATCCCGTTCGATCTGGACTACTTCAACCAGATCACGAAAGGTGGATTACCTAATAAGACGCTTAACATTGCTCTTGCTGGTACTGGTGTTGGTAAGTCTCTCTTCATGTGCCACGTCGCCGGAGGAGCCTTGTCACAGGGTAAAAACGTACTCTACATTACAATGGAAATGTCAGAGGAACGTATCGCTGAACGGATTGACGCAAATCTTCTCAACTGCCCAATCGACCAAATCCCAAACCTCTCAAGAAACATGTTCAGAGACAGGGTGCGAGAAATTGGAGACAAAACAGAAGGACGGTTGATTGTCAAGGAGTATCCTACTGGATCTGCCCATGTCAATCACTTCCGCGCATTACTTGAAGAGTTGCGAATGAAAAAGAAGTTCAGTCCTGATATTATCTTCATTGATTACCTAAATATATGTGCATCTTCTAGAATGAAAAACATTGGAGGTTCGATAAACTCATACACATATATTAAGGCAATCGCTGAAGAACTGCGTGGTCTAGCAGTTGAGTTTGATGTCCCGATTGTGTCTGCAACACAGACGACTCGATCAGGATTTGCAAACTCAGATCCCGGCCTCGAAGATACTTCTGAATCCTTTGGACTACCCGCAACCGCAGACTTGATGTTTGCTCTGGTGTCGAATGAGGAACTAGAGAACCTTGGTCAGATTATGGTGAAACAGTTGAAGAATCGGTACAACGATCCAAACGCCAACAAACGATTTGTGGTGGGTATCGATCGATCCAAGATGAGATTGTTTGATGTAGATGAAAGCCAACAAACTTTGATGGAAGAAGATGACACACCAGTATTTGACAAAACCTCGTCTGGTGAAAAACTCAAAAGAATCAACTTCTCATAGGAGCGTAATCATGGATGGAACATTACACACAATCATAGCAACTGGTTTGATGTTTGTATCTTACAGAGCAGGAGTCTACTTCGGTAAACAAGAAGGTTATGAAAACATTATCCAAACCCTTCTACATTGTTTCCGAGCAGATAGTCTTGAGATCAATGAGGATATGGAATTCCATGTCACCATCGACGGAGAAACCCGAAAGGTAAATTAGTGAGAAAAAATCTATATGTACAGGATGAGTTCCTGACTGACGATGAATGTTCAGAACTCATTCTTCTTTTTAATGACAATCTTCAAAACGCAAAAACTAAGAACAGGTATCGGTTCATTGATATTGGGGAAGACGCCCCGATGGACCATCCGGTTGTTAGAAAGGTTTGGGAGAAACAAAACGATCTCGCAATGCAACTCGCCTATGCGAAGGTTCATTGGGCACAGATCTACGAATGGCCGATCGGTGCAAAGATGGGTCTTCACAACGATGTCGCCAGTAGACACACCGTCTATACTTCTGTGTTATATCTCAATGACGACTTCGAAGGTGGGTATACGCAACTAGAGGACGGTACTCAAGTCAAGGCAAAGAAGGGTCGAATCTTCTTCTACGACGGGATACACTATTTTCATCGAGTGACTGAGATGACAGCAGGAACGAGATACACATTTGCAACTTGGTATAAAGGTTAGATTATGGAAAAAGTCAAATACAAATTCAACGAAGACAAACTCATCAAAGAGTTTTCTGATTACATCGCATCAACTTATTCCGGACACTACGGTCAAGGTGGTCTACAATCATCTGAGGTCATTGTTGACCGTGGTCACGGAATGGGTTTCTTTCTAGGTAATGTCGACAAATACAATGCGCGATATGGTAAGAAAGGAACTCCCCCAGAACAGCGTAAAGACTTGTTGAAGATTATCCACTACGGATTTCTTGCGCTTTACGAACACGATCGTCTAAACCTAGATGAAGGATAGACAAGCACTCAAGGAAGCAATCTTTGATACAGGGCTTGCAACACCCATCAATCTTGTGATAAACTATATTCTTCTCGCACCGATGTTGATGTGGGAATGGTCTGCCGGTCAGATATCTGTTACAATGACCGCGATCTTTTTTGTGGTCGCAGTGTTTCGAAAATATTATGTACGACAGTACTTTAAAGCAAAGGAGTAAAAGTGAATATGAATGGTTTTTTTAATGCAGCTCGTAAGGGCGTGGTAACAGTGGAGTTCACCAAGATTGGTAGTGGTGAAAAACGCGTGATGCCTTGCACCTTGAATCGAGAACTTTCTGAAAACAATGTACCAGAAGAAATCGAACAACAGGCTGCGAGTGAACACTATGCTGTGTGGTCACTAGATAAAAGTGCGTGGAGATCGTTCCGCGTGAACACCGTAACAAACTGGTATGAGGGATATCCCAATGAATCATCTGTTAGTTGAAGCACTCAAACGTGAGTACGAAGGCGCAATCGCCCGTGCACAGGCAAACATCGAAGTTTATCTAACTAATCCGTCTGGTATCGGAGAGCACTCCGACATCGTCGAAGCGGTAGATGAACAAGTCGCCAAACTCGCGGAAGCTGATGAGAAACTCGAAACGTTGAACAAGTACTATTCATAATATCAATGTCGACTATTCATCAAAAAAATGAGCAAAGGGGTTTACAGAACCCCTTTTTTATGAGATAATAACTTTGTTATTTGATGACTTGATAAGGATTTTTGACATGGCATATGTTTCTCAAGAAAAGAAAAAGCAACTCTCTCCCGCGATCAAAGCAGTACTCAAGAAGTACGGCATGAAGGGTTCTATTGCGGTTCGACACCACAGTAGTCTCGTTGTTAACATCAAGAGCGGTAAGTTAGATGTTCTTGGTTCTCTACCTATCAGTGAGTATGGTCCCCGTGACTATGTTCAGGTCAATACCTACTGGATTGAAGAGAACTATGAAGACGCTGAGGTTGTTGCGTTTTTGACTGAACTGAAAGATGCGATGGAAGGCCCTGATTTCTTCAACCACGACGACAGCATGACTGACTACTTCCACCGAAGTCACTACATTGACATCAACGTTGGTCAGTTCAACAAGCCCTACATTCTGGAGGCATAATGTATATTTTTATGAATGACCTTTCCCCGAAACTGCAAGAGTTCGCTCTTGCGGTCTTTGAGGTTCTTGACTTTGAACCTGAGTTTGACATCGACATCGTCTACGAAGACATCGACGCTCAGGGTTACTGTTCCGGTGATGAGGACGGATGTTTGATTGAGATAAACCCCGACCTTACCGAACGCGAGACCGCGATAGCAATCGCACACGAGTTAGTCCATGCACGCCAACTGACGCAGGGGCTTGACTTCTGCGAAGAGGAAGCGTATACTTTAGAGAGTGTTTTGACTGAGAGGTGTCTACATTGAAATTGATTACTTTGTCTGCTGATAGTTCTGGTTATTCTTATCACTTTGAAGAGGGTTACCCACCCGAAGAAATGGAGTGGCGTATCGTCCAAGCTGCGGACGAACAATTCCCGCAGTGCAAACAAATGTTTTTCTATGACAGCGAGAACAATCCCGCTGTCGATCTTTTGAGTGGTGGTCGAGTTATCCACCAGATGCGATTTGAG